GCTCGTGGATTGGCAGGGCGAAATAGGCATCGACCGCCTCTTCAGGGAGCGCGCCGCCTTCAGTCGTCTCTACACAGTCGTACATAAACTGGTAGGCCGAGGGTGTAATCTTGTACGGACCGGCAAAGATTTGAAAGACGCTGTAGTCGGCCATTTCTACTTAAGAAAGAGTGTACACTATTGTTTAGATGGCTTTCACCTTTCCAATGATTACTTGCACGGCGAGCCGCCGTCAGTGTCCCGTATGGGCCCTTCGGTAACAGCTGTCACTGCTGCGCGGAACGTCGTCTCATTCATGAGCTCCAGCGCGTGAGTCGTCGGGCCGGTGTGCACCCTAGCAAGTTTGGGGTATGGATGCACCGCAAGCTCGGCGACCTCATAATTCGGCGAAACAGAAAAGATGGGGTGGCAGGAGTGTCGCTCCCGTGTGTCATCTGCAAAAAGGCTATGGAGCGTCACGGTATCCAGTGGCGAGCGCAGATAGGCGACACATGGGTCCGGAGCACATCCCCTGACCTGCCAAGGTCCAGACCGACCCAAAAACAAAAACATTATCTTGGTTTCCAGTAGGAATGGACGAAGAAACTATACCCATCATCGTTCTAGGACTCGGGTTTGCAGCTCTCGTCGTTAGTGCGACGAAGAGCCCATACATACAGGGAAGCGTGGCTGGAATACCCCGACAGGGCTATGACATTACACAGAAAGAACCAGCATTTATCATCCCTCTGTCAAAACAAAAGGGTGGAATCCCACCCCCTCCCCAAGCCGCCACTCGGCCGCTTCTCTCAAAGGCTGGTACTCAGATGCCATACGGCACTGTACCGGCAAATATCGGAACCCCCTCTTTAATTAGCCCACCTGTAAAGCCAGAGATTGGTGGTCCAGGTGCTGATGCGCTCAGCGGTGGACCTGGCAAGGCGGGCCCAACGGCAGTTATGCTCGGGCCATCCTCACTGAAAAACCCCAACACACCCCCGGATGTCAAGACTATGCTTGCCAACGCGCCCCCAGACTTTTAGGCCCTATGTGAAGGCGAAGCCTTCTTTTCTTCAGGGAAAAGGGCCCATGGCCCTAGAGGGAGACTCGCGCTTGTCCATGTAAAACTGCCAGGAGGCGAGTCGGACCGCCTCGGCTTGGTCCCGAGCCTTGATTGTAATATAGATATTGTTGTCAAACTGAACGGTCCACAGACCCTGTTCAGTCTGATACGCCCGAGCGTTGTTCCGGGACAGCTTGTATTGGTGGAGCGCGTCGAGTGCATCCTCGTATGACTGGGCCGAGACGAGTGTCCCGTGCGGGAATGACCAGTCAATCGTCGAACTCTGAGCACAGCCGAACCATATAGCCATATAGTCCCACGTGGTCATTCCTTTGCTTTTCTTGTAATACCAAGCGCACTCTCTAACTTGCTTGCAGTCCGTTTTAGCGGCTTGTCGCGCTTGAGCTTGAGTGGCTCGTCCGATGACGGTTCAGCTGCTGATGTGACCGTTACAGCCTTGACTGTCGGGAAGATGTATTTTTCGTACGGCACATAGATGGGGACATCCTGTTGGGAACATTGCCTAAATTCTTCGATGCTCAGTGGGCCGCCGAAAATATTGAGCGCCGCTCGCTTGGGCGCTGCTTTCAGTATCACGTACTTCCCGAACACCTTTCGTCGCATCACTGCGATAAATGACTGAATCTCACCCGAGCGCGATGTATTCATGTCGAGCGCGAAAGCCTTCATGCACTCCCAGCTACAAAACTCACCGGTCGTCGTAAACAGGTCGAGTCGGTCATCGTACCTGTACGGGAGGTGCAGCGGCCGGAGCCCTGGTATCGGGTGCACGCACCACCAGCAGTGCGTCCCCTTCTTTTCGGGAGGCTGCGTGTCCCTGACTAGCGGAAGAGGCTTTCGGACCGGTGGAGGGACTGACGGGAGGCGCCGACGAGCCGCAATCTCTTCCGGAGTTAGCTTTTTGGGCATCTTATCGAATTGCAACATAAAGACTATTTACTAAATATAATTAGTATGCTTTTAAGTATTGATGTCGGAATCAAGAATCTTGCAATGTGTTTGATTGACCCAAAGACAAAACTGATTCATCACTGGGACGTTTCGGGTGTGCCGCCTTTGCACGCCGACGGGCTGTTTCCGTGCTTCAAGCGCCACCTGGCCGAGCGTGACTGGGTGCTCCGAGCGGACACAGTGCTCATAGAGAAGCAGCCAGACAAGAACAGAGGTATCAAGTCGGTAGAAAACTTTCTTCACGCCTATTTTGTGATTCACGACAAGGAGGTTATCATCTATGACGCTCGGCACAAGATTCCGGACGTTGCTGGGCCGGGCCGGGCGCGCTACCTCGAGCGCAAAAAGGCATCCATCGACCGTGCGCGCACATTCATCTCAGCTACGGATTCTGTCAATAAGCACTGGGTATCTGTCTTCGACAAGCACAAGAAAAAGGATGACCTGGCAGACACTGTCATGCAGGCTCTGTCCTTTGTGAACCGCATCCCGGACAAGCCGGTCGTGCCCAAGAAGGTGACGCCACGCAAGCCGACCGAGAATCAGAAGCGCACCAAGTACAGCAAGCCCAATCTGGCGTGGATTGTCAAGACGGGTGCCCCACAGGATGCACGCTTCCGTAAGGACCTGGCGCGCTACTACACCAGTATCGATAATCTAAAAAAAGAATTTAGTTTGTAAGTAGTAGGATGCTGACACGCGAGCAGACAGTGTGGCTCGTAGTCACAATTTTAATTTTTTTAATTTTAATTTTTGTGTATACTCGTCAGCCAACTGTCTACTATGCAGCACCACCATGGGAGGCACCCAAACCACCAGCACCCAACCCTATACCCAATATGGGTCTACCTCTTGCATCAAATCCGAGTATGGCGTTCCCGGATACAAATATGTTCGGCCAGCCAGCCAAACCTTTCGTGCTCAAGCAGAAACAGATAAAGCCAGCCACAGAGCCAGCCCCGGACTCTCTCCGGTACACTAACATCTCTGGGCTCAAGCCGATGACGAGCATCACGGGAGCGGGTGGTCCTATGAGCACCGACAACAGCCCTCTGTACAGTGGCCCTGCTCCAAATGCCTCTAGAGCAAAACTGGAAGCTGAAAAATCAAGGCTAAAAGCGGCTGTAGCAAAACTCGACCCAATTGCCGGGGCGGCTCTCCTCAATGGTTTGATAAATCCACCGGGGGCTGCTCCTGTAAACTCTGCTCCTACGAGACCTACGTCAGCTCCCCCGGTGCACACACCACCGGCTCGTACTCCGGCTCAGGCTGCTTCGGCAGCCGCCTCTGTCGCAAGTGTAGAGGTTCCACCAGCGCCAAACGCCAACCACCTTGCGGTAGCACCTATAAATGCTCCGGCGGACACATCGGTCGCTCAGACAGTTCCGATACCTTCTGTTTCGCCTGTGGTAAAGACGGGCAGCTCGGCTAAAAAGGGCTTTGTGGCTGGTAACCGCGACCCGTCTGCGGCTGCAAAGATTGCGTCACTGAACCTTGGTTGGTATTACACGTGGGGCTCGACGCCACCCTCCCCGGCACCACCCGGGCTCTTGTTCTCTCCCATGTTCTGGAACATTTCCAAGGCTCCTAAAGCGCCTGCTGGGTGTGCGCCATCAGCCACCCCTCCCGCCACGGTGAACGCGCTGTGCACTCTTCAGACAATAAAGGCACTGCCTGCATCCACGACCGATAATGTCATCCTGGCGTACAACGAGCCGGACGGTATCAACGCGAATGCGCAGGGTAATATGACAACGACCGACTCTGCAAACTTCTGGCCGAACATTGTAGCATCTGCTACTCGTTCAGGTTGTCGCATCGGCAGCCCGGTCATGTACGGCAGCTTGGTCCACCCGGCGTCGGGTCCATCTGCTCAGAACGTAGTGCCGATTGCAGGTATCACTGCGCCACAGACGGTCAACATCAGCAACAATCCAGCGTCTGTGAATCATGTGGTGCTCGACCCTGGAATTTGGCTGGACAACTTTTTGTTACGTATTTCTCAAACACCGAATCCGCGCTTCCCGGACTTTATCACGATTCACTGGTATGGTCCACCTAAACCGACCAGCTTTCTAAACTACCTGACGGCCGTCAACACCAAGTACAATTTGCCTCTATGGATTACAGAGTATTCATGTGCTGACTGGTCCGCAACCACGAGCGCCGCTGGTGTGACCACACACGCACCCGGATATGACTGGTCGATTCCGACGGATGCAAACATCGCTACAAACTCAACGGGGGCGTTTATGAAGGCGACTGTACAGGGTATGGAGGCGATGCCATTCGTCGAGCGCTTTAGCTGGAAAGAGCGCTTTTTGCTGTCGGACCCACGTCTGAACTATCCAAATAGTATGTTCCCGCTCACGGGCACACCAGACTCGGTCATGGGACCGTCCAACCCGGACGTGATGAATCAGTCAACCCTGTTCGCCTCATATCAGCACTTCCCGACCACCCTGCCACCCCTGACACCTCTTGGTAAACTATATGCCAGTCTCTAAGGTTGACCCTACGGGTCAGATAAAAAAATAATTATAAATATTTTTAATGGCACGGCTTGTGGACCACATGGGGTGTGACGAGTCCATCGTGGAGGCTGCTCGTGTCTCATATGCCAAGGGTACCAAGGCTGTGAGTGATACGCGGGCGCTCATCCGGTACCTCATGCGCCACAAGCACACCACCCCGTTCGAGATGGTCGAGTTCAAGTTCCATATCAAGGCTCCAATTTTTGTGGCTAGGCAGTGGATGCGCCACCGGACAGCCTCTGTGAACGAGATGTCCGCCCGGTACTCTGTCCTCGAGGATGAGTTTTTCCTGCCAGAGCACCTGCGGTCTCAGTCCGGTACAAACAAGCAGGGGTCAGAGGAGGAGATGTCAGGTGACGAGCTGCTCATCCTCAAGCAAAAGGCGTCGTGTGACATGGCGTTCCACGTGTACGACGACCTGTTGAAGCATGGGTGCTCGCGTGAGCTGGCCCGGACGCACCTCCCAGTCAGTACGATGACAGAGTTTTTCTGGAAAATTAATTTACATAATTTGTTTCACTTTTTGAAGCTGCGCATGGACAGTCACGCCCAGCCGGAGATTCAGGTGCTCGCGAAACAGGTCTACGAGCTCATCAAGCCGGTGGTACCTCTGGCGTGCGAGGCGTTCGAGGACTTTGTGTTGCACAGCCTGACACTGAGCGGACCTGAACTGGCGGCCATCAGGGGGAAGACTTTTGTCGTACCGGGCGTGGGTGAAAACCGCGAGTTCCAGGAAAAATTGAACAAAATTTCTTGGAGTATATAAATGCTAGTTCGGCTAGCAATCATAGGACTCCTACTCACGGTGCTGTGGATGGTCACGAAGCGTCGTGACAGTCTTTTCAAGAAGTCTATGCGCAAGCCCAAGTCGGCCGCTTGGTACAACATGCGCATCGCCGAGTGGAAGGGTGCCATGAATGTCGTGTCGGCCGCCACCAGCAAGGCTGATGCGGTCGCTAAAATAAAGGCGGCCCGTGACGCCAAGCCCAAGATGAGTGTGGCGCGCGCCGTGTACACGTCAGCTCTCCGCTGGGCAAACGACAAGAAGAACCAGCAGGTGCCCCAGATTGTCGCACAGTACAACAAGCTGGTCAGTGGCATCGAAAAGTCCAAGATGAAGTGGCTTACAGGGTGGATGAAGAGCAAGCGGACGCAGCAGCTGATATACAAGGAGCAGATGGCTGACGCAAAGAAGTACGGAAATGTGAACGACTTTGTGGCAGCCTACCAGAAGAAGGTGAATGACCTGATGGCCAAAAAGACCACGTCAACCTTCCAAGGTGAGGAGAACATCCCAGACGCTACCCGCGTCCAGATGTACCAGAAGGCTATAAGTGACATGCAGAAGGCGGGCAGCGTCGACAAATTCGTCAAGTCGCGCCAGGGTGTTATGGGCAAGATTAAGAGAGCGGGTCGTCGCAAGAAGGCGGGTATGATGGCCAAGAAGTCTGGCGGCAACTACTACTTTTATTTTAATTCTATGAAGTAAGTAATGAAAACAACAAATATCGCATTTTTCCTGATATTTTTTTTCATGAGCTGGTTCTTACTGCGTTCGACGCTAAGCTACTATGCGGATGTCACCCAGCATTCGTTTGAGCTGGCTGGTTTCAAGGATGACAAGCACAAACTGAAGACTGGTAATTTTTATTTCTATATCAAGGACCCTAAGGGTGCCAATTTCTTTCGCTAGGGCCGAAGGCCCTATTTCCCTGTAAGAAAGGAAGGCTTCGCTGAGGGCCTTCGGCCCTCCTTCTCTTGAAAGAAAAGAAGGCTTCGCCTTCGCAGAGCCTTCGCGGTTAGGTCTTGATGTATTCCCATTGCAATTCTTTGCAAATACTTTTCCACATTTTATCTTGATTATACAGTTTCTCTTTGGACTTGAGCAAGGGGAAGCATGGTAGGTAGTCATCCTCACCGAGCAGTTCGCAGAACTTGTACAGGATGTAAGAATAACTTAGGAAGTTTTTGCGCCCCGGGGGCCGATGCTTCTCAAAGGGTTTCTGAACCTGGTAAAACATAAGCCTC